GGCTGGTGCATTCGCAGTCGCCAGATGCGGTCAGGCCGAAGCGACCAAGGAGAGCGTGGAGCTCGGTGCCAGCAAGGCATATTTTCTGACCAGAAGTCTCAAAAATCACATTAAACAATGCGTGCTGTTTTGGAAATCCAACCTTTGGCTTGCGCGGGTAAAGCTCGTGAGAGGCATCGACGAGACACGTATCGCCGCGCATCTCAATAATGCACCCACGAATTTCATCGAGAGAATACCCAAAGTGCTCGCATAGCAGCGCCAGAGAGCTTTTATGACATTCAATCATGGCAGTGCATCAACGCCAATGACCTCAAGAGTGAGCATTCCACCGCTTAGGTCTATAGTTGAAACGTCTGGACATGCGCTAGCGCTTTTAAAAACAACTGCATTGGATGCTGTAACACCAATGGAACTCCAAGAAACAGACATGCCGATTAAATCAGTCACACACGCGAAAGATTGCTCAACTCGTGCTTTCGCGCTAGAGCCCGGAAAAGAAAAGGGCCTAGATACGGCTATACCGGAATTGCAGTTAAAGTTGCCGTTAAAGTTTGTTTGCACGGCGGCTCTGGCTGTTGGAGAATCAGTTCCAAGCTCAAGAAAAGCCGCGCAGTTAGAGCCAGTAACCGTTATTCCGCAGTTAGCATAGAACGGCAGGTCGGGCTCAATCCAGATATAGTTGTTTAAAGGAGTTCCGTATAGTTGTATTACAGTTCTCACCCCACTGCTAGCGCAGCCAAAAGGGCTTGCTACTTGGCGGCTGAATGTTTGAGTAAGGTATGGCGTTGTTCCCGATGTGCTTGGGCACGCGTTTCTATCTTTGCAAATCCCGTCAATCACCGACGTGACAGTGTGTGTCGCGTTTATTGATGTTCCTGTGACTCGAAGTCGAAGAAAAATGTTTGTTGCTGTTCGCGCTGGCGATCCTTCAGGGCAACCTTGCGTTGCGCACGAGAGGCATGTCTGTCCACAACAACAGGCCATCGCTACACCTTGAACCGCAGGAACGTGGCCGTAAACGTGGACTGCACGAAGACGCTGGTGGCTGTTCCAGTCACGAAAATCGTAGATGCCGTGACAAGCGTCTTGCCGATTGAGATCGTGCAGTTGGAAGTGTTGAGCGTGGCCGACAGCGTCACGTCAGTGACGCGGCTCGTGGACTGAGTGGACGAAACTACGATGCCTGTGGTGGTTGAGCCTGCAAAAACCGCCGTGGCCGTCTCGAAGGGCACGTCGATCAGGTACCACGCCGTGCCGTCTTTGGCGATTGCGCAATCAGTCGTTGCGTTGGTCGCAGCGGAGAATGGGAAAAACAGATTCACCGCCGCCACGGTATTAGGCGTGGCCGTCTGATTCTTGAACGTCACCGTCTTCGTGTCGCCGATCGACCACGCGCCGGTGAAGGTGCAGACGCGGAATAGCCGTTGCTTCGGCGTATCGACCCGCTCAAACGACAGCGGCCTGGCAGCCGGCGACGCGAGCTCTGCCGCGCGCACCACGTTTGCGATACGCTCGGCGCTCTCGCGCGTGAACTGCGTGGGCTCGAGGCTCATGGGGGCGTACCGAATGCGGTTGCAAAGTCGCCTCGCGGATTGACGCGAAGCCCGATTTCACCGGCTGGCATTGACCGGATCTCAGGAGCCCCGAGCGTCTGACCGCCGTTGTTGTCGAGCCCGACAGGGTTCGGGGTTGCGACCCACTCGGCATTCTGAAAATCAAACACCATCGCCCGACGCTTCTGGCCGCCGTCGATGAAATTGAAGCCGATGTCGGGCACCAGCAGCCGATGCGACGACTGACGATATGCGAGTGTCGCGGTCGCGGCGTAGTAGTTCACAAGCGCATTGCCGAACTCTTCGGTGACATACTGCACATCGACGCCAATCACCTTGACTGTGTCGATCGCACAGCCGAGATACGTGGCGTTGTTGACGAAGTTTTGCAGGCCCAGCCACGAGCTCGGGACAGCGGCCCAGTTCTTTTGCACCTTGATCTGCACCAGGCTCTCATCGGTCACGAGGCCGGGGAAGTAGTCGAAAGCGCTATTCGTCAGCGGACGCTGCGTCGAGCCGTCGTAGTAGGAAAGGGCCGGCACCTGGCCGGGCTTCGATTCAAACGACCACCGCGACGCGCGGGCCGTAGGCGTCAGCAGCTCGTCGGCGGTAACGAGCCCGTATTCGCCAGTGACCTCGAGGGCATACGGGTTATCCTCGAACCGCTCATTCACTGACACTTTGCGAAGCCGCAGCAGCGTGTGCACCGGGTGGTACGCACCCCACGCTGTGCCGGCCGTAGCCGTCATGATGGTGTTGATGTCGGGCGGGCCGCCGGCCGTCAGCGTGTCATCGCTGAGCATGCACACCCAGCGCCGCTTCGCCGTGCCGCCGGTCGAGCCGACTTCGTTCTCGAATGTGCGGGCGAGTTCTTTTGTTGCGACGATTGTGCCTGGCATAGATCACCCGAGGACCGCGCCGCCGACAATGGCGACGGGTGTGTTGAAATAGTTTCCGGCCGCTTGGCCGATGCCTTGGGCGATGAGTTGCAACTGCTTCGTCTGCAATCTCGCCTCAATGAGCGCCGGGTCTTGGGCATTCGCGGCGAGCCCGAGGACGATGTCCTGTCCTTCCTGCGTGCGTATGTCGGCAGTGTTTACAGTGCGCGATCCGAGGGTGTTGAGTTCGCGAATGCGGTCGGACTGACGGTTGAATTCGGCTTCTTCTGCCTTCGCTCGCTCGGCAAGAAGTTGCTGTTGTTGCTGCAAAGCCTGCTTGTATTGCTCGTCCTGGGCTTTCGCGAATTGCTCGCGTTGGGCGACTTGTTCTTGCGTGAATCCTTGTTGCTGTTGCTGGCGGCCGGCGGCAATTTTCTCCTGCTGCAACTCTTGCTGCTTGAGCAATTTTAATTCCGCTGCCCGCGCTCTTTCGGCCCTAAGGTCGCGATCGTCGCTGACTTGATTTCTCGCTGCCTCCAACGCTTTCTCTGTGACGGCGATACGCTCGCGGATGGCGACGAGGTTCTCCGCGGCCTCGCGCTCCCGCTTTGTCTTTGCGTCAATAGCCTCCAGTTCGGCGCGTGTGCGGGCGTCAACTGAGTTTCGCAGGAAGGCTTCGACACGCTCGTTTGCTGTTTGCTTTGATTCCGCAATAAGACGCTGATTCTCTTGCTCTCGCTTCAATCGCTCGTCAAAGAACTGCTGAAGCCGAGCGAGCTCGGCGTCGTACTGCGCCTTATCCAAGCCGCCCGGCATGCGCGTCCTTGCTTCGAGTTCGGCGGCTCCAGCGGTGAGCTCACGAAATGCGTTTAGGCCAGCCTCACCAAGTTGGGTGGCTTTTTGCCTAGCCGTTTCGATCGCCTTCGCTGTGTCCTCGAACTGCTTCACGTAGCCGTCGGCAAATCCTCTCCCGGCCGCTTCCTGAGTCTCCTCAAGTTTTGCCTTTACTTGATCTAGCGCAGCTAGGCTTGCCGTTGCAGAATCAGCCTCCGCTTGAGCGATAGCACGAGCGGATGATGTAGCGGCCGTAGCCGCTGCCTCGCGAGCGGCCGCCTGCTGCTCTTGAAGTTCGATCTGGCGACGATTCACGGCGTCGAGATCCGCCTGCAGCTTGGTCGCTTCCTCGGTCGGCTTGAGCAACTGCTCAACGCGTTTCCGGTCGGCCTCGGACTGCTCTCTCGCGGCATCCCTTGCCTGGCGGCGATTGTTTGCCTCGAGTTGGAGTTTCTGATTTAGTTCGTCCATGAAGCCGTTCATGATCTGGATTTGCTGCGGCAGCAGTTGCCCTTGGGCGACTTGCTGCTTGAACAGATCAAGCGTCTCTTGCGACTGAACGAGGAACTCGTCGGCACCGTCTCCGGCTGCTTTCAAGTAGCGGTCGAGTTCTTTTTGCGCGTCATCGAGGTTTGCGGCAACTTTGAACTCAGGAGTTTTTTCGCGGGCAAACTTCTCTCGTATAGCAGCAAGGGCTTCAGTGGCAGCGCCGTCACCAGCAGCAGCCGCGCTCCCCCCGAATAGTGCGGCATTCAGAGAATTGGCGGCATTGGCTGCCGCCGCATCAAACTCCCTGGCGTTCTTCTGTGCGGATTCCTCTGCTGCCGCTGCGAGACCAGCACCGAACTGCTCAAGGTCTTCGCTCACCCAGCTTCCGATACCCTCAAGCAACTTGCCGAACCCGACAAGCAACTGGTCGATGCCGATCTGGATCACGTTGAAGATTGCGCGGAAGCCTTCCATGCCGGATAGAAGGAGTTGCCCGCCGACCCTAAATACCTCACCGACGTCGGCTAAAGTTGTCGAGATGCCGGTGAAGTTCTTCATGAAACTGTCAAAGATGCCAGCAAAATACTCGGCACCGTCGAACAGAACTTCAGTGATCGCGTTGGCGATCCCAGTTCCGCCAGTGCCTTCAGCACCTTGGAACGTCTCGATGAACTCCAGGAATTGGTTGGCAACATCAGTGACGGCAGGAGCAAGGTTTCCGGTCACTTGCCCGACGATGCCGTTGACCGTTGCAAGAACTAGGTCGAAAGCATCGTTCATGCCTGTGACGTTGTTGATCTGCGTCTGGTCAACGATGACGCCCAGTCTTTCAGCGCGGGCTTGCAGTTCTTCAATGCTGGCAGTGCCTTCGCGAAACAGTGGGGCAAGCGCTGCGCCCTGCTTGCCGAAAATTTCAACTGCTGCGGCGGCCCGATCTGCGGCAGTAGGCAGTTGCGAAATCGCACTACCGATAGCAGAGAATTGTTGATCTGGAGACAACGCACGAAGTTCCGTCACTGAAAGATTGATTTCCTTCAGTGACTTGTCGAGCGCGTCTCCCGGAGTCGCTTTTCCGATCGTGACAGCAAGCCGCTGCACCGCTGCACCGAATTCTTCAGTGTCCACGCCAGCCAGTTTGGCCGCGAGCGAGTAGCCTTGGAGTGATTCAACTCCGATGCCCGTGCGCTGCGAGAAGTCATCCAGCGTGTTCAGCGAAGCGTTGACAGACGTTATGAGGGAAGTGATCTGGCTCGCGGTGCTGGTAAACGCGCGACCGAGAACTTGTAGCCCATCGACGATCGCCCGGCCAATTTCCAGTTTCGCAAGCACGCCCACGTTGCGGTTGAGCCTGTCGATGTTCTTGTCGGCATCGCCGGCCGACTTGCCCGCCCGGTCGAGGTCTTGACTCGCCTTTGCCGCAGCCCGGTTGAACTGCTCCTGAGACAGCCGACCTTCTCGGAGATGATCGTTCAATTCCTGAATCTGCTGGTCATACCGCTCCTGCGGCGTGAGGTTTGCCCGGATGATGCGGGCGGCGTCGGCAACGGCATCGGCCCTTTCCCTCTCGATCCGAGCCGCCTCCTCGTTCGCTCCGCTGGCCTCTGCTCGTGCCCTAGCGGCGATCTCTTCTGTGATTGCGCCGGCCCTCAAGAGTCCGTCTATTCGCTCCAGTTCAGCGGCTCTATTTTCATCTGCGTTTTGCAACTGGGCCGTGAGCCTTCTTCCTTCATCGATAGCAGAGGCGCGGTCCGATTCGGCCTTTGCGGCGGCCGCCGTGACGCCTGTCACGTCATCAATCGCACGGCGGTAGGTCTCTTCAGAGATCGCCCCCGCCAGACGCTTCTCCTCTAGGTCTGCTTCGATCGCAATCCGATCTTCAGCGTCAGTGCGGTAGCGTGCTGTGATCGCCTCCGCCTCTCTTGCAAGCCGTTCGGCAGCAGTCGCCCTCTCCCTGTCGGCGTTCGCGGCCGCAGCAGCTTCTCCGGTAGCGTCGGCACGCGCACGAGCGGAAATCTCTGCGCTGATTGCGCCGCGCTCCTCAAGCCGCGCAATTCTCTCCAGTTCTGTCGCGAGATCCTCCTGTTCGGTGCGGTAGCGTTCTGTGAGGCGAGCCCCCTCCGCGAACGCAGCCGCAGTTTCGGAGGTCGCATCCTGCAGTTCCTTAAACCGCCTAGCGTACTCCCGAAAATCAAGGCCGGCCTTCAGTTCGTCAGTTAACGCCGCAAAGTCTGCCGCCGACTTCTGTTGAGCAGCGGCCGCCGCAGCGGAAGCCTGAGTGAATGGCCTGAACGCTGCGGTGGACTTGTCCACCTGTTCTTGGAGCGAGTTGAGCGCCCGCTCTACGGGCGTGAGCGACTGCTGAACGCCAGTGGCGTCCGCAGAAATCTTCATCGCTAGCCCGAGGATCGTTGCCATCCTACTGCCCTAGAACTCCGAGTTGCTTCGCCAGATCACGCACTACATCCGCCGCCTGGGCCTCGTGCTGCGGCGGCTTTCGCAGCGGCACGAAATCACGCCCCTTTGGGCATTTGCCTCTCGGCGAGTATTCAATCGCTAGCAGTGACGCGAGCAGGCCCGTCTCCTCCCACGAGTCAGGAATCGCTTCGAAGTACCGCGTGTATGCCATCCACTCCGAAATCTCTTGAGAGTCCATCCGCTGAGATAACTCTCGCACCGTCATCTTCAAGTGCCCCGCCAACTGAAACATGAACTGTCGCAGCGGCGAGACGTTCAGCCTTTTCCCAATTCCTCCACGTCAGCCTCCGACATCGCGTTGTGCTTCATCGCCCGCTCGAAGAGCCGGCTCATGACGGCCGCAGACTTCTTTCCGAGTTGCTCAATCTTGTCGTGCGTGAACAGGAGCTTCCCTGCCTCGTCGCAGAGCACGCGCTGCAGATACTCGGTGCGGAAGTTCTCGATGCCGGTTTCCTTCTTGCCGATCCACATGCGCTCGTAAGCGTCGCGCTCGCCCACGGACATCACGCGGACGAACACCGAGCCGCCCCACTCTTTCACCTTGACTTCGAGGAGCCCGAGATCGTCCGCCGCGAGAATCTGTTCAGCCGAAAGAGCCATTAGTTCACTCCATGACGATTTTGTAGGTGGCCGCGTACCTCGCGACATCGTTCACCTTGCCCGCAATAGTGAGCGTCTGAAAGATGGCTTTCGTGGAGCACGTCAGACCGCCGCCAGTGAACTGGAGCGTCTTCTTGAGCCCACGTTCCGCCAGAGAGATGCTCGCCGTGTGCAGGCACGCAATATCTATAGTGCCCGCGTCAAGCGAGTGAACGCTGTCGCGGCCGATCGGCAGCGAGCCGCCAGCGTTGATCTTGATGTCAACGACTTCCTGCAGGGTCGCGCCGCCCCACGTGACGGTAACGCCTGTGCACGGGTTTGCCATGACGGGCCTCCGTCACAGCACTAGACGCGCGCGAGTCGGATAGTGGCCTGCCCACGGATCGCGTCGTTCGTCGCCAGCGTGAGGGTCGAGGCGTTGACCGTGTAGGCCACGCTCGCGAAGCCCGTCAGCGCCGTGCCAGCCACCACGATCGCGCACGTGCCGGTCGAGGCGTCGGCGATGATCGTGCGGCCCAGGTAGTCGAACTGCACCGTTCGGCCCGTGTCGCTCGTCGAACCCTGGAGCGGCCGGTCGATCGTGCGGATGCTCGCGCCCGTGGTCAGCCCCAGGTGCGAAACGTCAATCTTTTCGGCATCGGCGTTCGGATCGGTGTACTGAATGACGATGTTCGTGACGGTGTACGCGTCCGCACCCAGCCGCAGGACTGTTCCGGTTCCGTCGTGGGGAGTGGCCGACATATCAAATCTCCTTCCAGAGAATGCTGAACGTGAGCGTTACGCTGTACACCGGGGGGGCGTCTCCGCCCGCCAACTGCACGAACCCGTCAGACTCGCCGTCGAGACTCACGTGCCGTATATCTATTCCTAGTTTCTGCTCCCCCCAGCC